GTCGGGTGCGCAGCCGCAGAAGTTCGGCGAGGTCACGCAGATGACCCTGACCGGGCGCCCCCGCGCTGAGTACGTCGGTGAGGGCGCGAACAAGGCGTCGAGCGGTACCACGTTCGGCACCAAGATCGTGTCGCCTCACAAGGTGCAGGTCACGCAGCGGTTCAACCAGGAAGTCAAGTGGGCTGACGAGGACTACCAGCTCGGCATCCTCAAGTCGCTCGCTGACGAGGGTGGCCTGGCCCTGGCCCGCGCGCTCGACCTCGGCGTGTTCCACGGCATCAACCCGGCGACCGGGCTCCCCATCGCGTCGATCCTCGTGGGCGACCGGATCGCGACGACCACGAACCAGGTCGAGCTCACGACCGCGACTCTGCTCACCCCGGACCTCGTGATCGAGCAGGCTGCCGGCCTGGTCATCGCTGACGGCTTCGTGCCGAACGGAATCGCGTTCGACCCGACCTACGCCTGGACCGTGGCGACCTCGCGTTACGCGGACGGCCGCAAGAAGTACCCGGAGTTCGGGTTCGGCGCGAACATCACGGCGTTCGAGGGGCTCAACTCCTCGCAGACGTCCACGGTTGGCGGCCTCCCCGAGGTTGCTGCCGGTACCGGCGTCAAGGCCATCGTCGGCGACTGGAGCACCCTGCGCTGGGGTGTCCAGAAGGTCGTCCCCGTCGAGCTCATCGAGTTCGGTGACCCGGACGGCGCTGGCGACCTCAAGCGCACCAACCAGATCGCGCTGCGCCTCGAGGTCGTCTACGGCTGGGGCGTCATGGACCTGGACGCGTATTCCGTGGTGGTCGACAAGATCGCGAATGTGTAACCAACGCCTGTGAATCAGGTACGGCCGGGCAGCATCGAAGCCCGGCCGCACCTGTGACAGCGCACGAACAGATCGACTAGCGCTCTACGAATCGAACGGAGATACCCCGGTGAGCCGGTTCCAGAATGAGGCGACCAAGGTTGTCGTCAGCGTGGCCGACAGCAAGGACTTTCGCTTCGGCGAGGGCTGGCACCCGTACACCGGGGAGCCTGACGCCGAGCAGACCGAGGGCGAGTACGGCACCTACAAGGTGGCCGACCTCCGGTCCGAGATCGCACACCGCAACGAGGGGCGTGACGAGGCCGACCTGATCCCGACCGAGGGTAAGAAGGCCGAACTCGTCGAGTTCCTCACCGCCGACGACACCAAGTAACAGAGGGGGCAACCCGTGGCCGCTGTAACGCTAGTTCTCGCTGACCTGGCACCGTTCGCCGACATCGAGCCCATCAAGGCTCAGATGATGATCGACGACGCGCTGGCAACGGCGGAGCGGGTCGCCCCCTGTATCACCTCCGTTGACTTCGCCTACCCGGCCGCGGCGAAGGCGCTCCTACGTGGGGCGATCGTCCGGTGGGCTGAGGCCGGCTCGGGTGCGATGTCGTCGACGACGACCGGCCCGTTCGGAGCGACGGTCGACACTCGCCAGCCCCGGCGCGGCATGTTCTGGCCGTCCGAGATCGAGCAGTTGCAGGATCTGTGCAAGGGCTCGCAGCTCAGTGGCGCGTTCTCGGTCGACACGCTGCCGACGTGGATTGGCACGCATAACGACACGTGCTCGATCAACTTCGGCGCGCTGTATTGCTCGTGCGGTGCGGTGCTCACGCAGGCGATCCCGCTGTACGGCGCATGATGCGCGGCGAGACGGTAACCCGCCTACGTCCTGGCGCGCCCACGGTCGACGAGTACGGCACGCAGATCCCAGGCGCCGAGGTCGAGGTTCCCATCATGGGCGCGGCGTTCGATCCGGGCGGGTCGAGTGAACCGGCGCAGACCGGCACGGCGCGCGTGGTTACCACCCCAAAGATCTACTTCACGACGTCGCCCGATGTCCTCTCGTCTGACCGGATGCGCGTCCGTGGCTTGGTCTACTCGGTGATCGGCAACCCGGCCCTATGGATCAACCCCTTCACGGGCGCGACTGCTGGCCTGGTCGTCGAGCTCAAGGCGGTCGAGTAGTGGCTTCCGACTTCACGCTTGACCTGATTCCTGACCTTGATATCGAAGTGGCGAAACTGGTCGACAAGACGGATACCGCACTGAGTGCCTGCGAGAAGATCGCAGCCGCCGCCCGCTCGCTCGCCCCTCGTGGTGACACAGGGGACTACGAGGCGGGCATCAAGGTCCAGAAGTTCCGGGGCGGCGCGCGTGTCCTGGCATCCGCACCTCATTCGGCGTTCGTCGAGTTCGGCGCCCCGTCCGCTGGTATCGAGGCCCAGTTCGTCCTACGCCGCGCGGTCGATTCCGTTGGACTCAAGTTCCGCAAGCGGAAGGGGTAACCCGTGGCTGACTCCGCGTGCCCGAAGCACGTCGACGCGATGACGGACGGGATACACCCGGTGTTCCTGGTGACCTGTGCCGAGTGTGACATCTGCACCCTTGAGGATGCGTCCTGATGCCGAACCCGATCACCCCTGGCCCGGACGCAACACTCGCGCTCCTCCAGTACCTGCGCCTGCGCCCCGAACTGACGGCGCTCATCCCGGCTGCGAAGATCGTGACCGAGATCCCAACGAACCCCACCTACCCATACGTCCTCGTCACTCTCGGCGGCGGTGGCGGCATCTGGCCGGCGCTCGATGAGCCGTCGATGCAGGTCGACACGTTCGGCGGATCGAAGGCCCTGTGCGGGCAGATTGCGCGCATGGTCCGGGCATGCGTGTGGGCTGCGGCCAATGATGTCGTACCGGCCGGGGTGATCTGCTCGGGCGCCGAAGAGATGGCGCCTGCCTACATCCCCGACACCGTTCCTACTCCTCCGCTGCCCCGCTACACGGCGAGATACAGCCTCCTGCTCCACCCGTAGCACTACCCGCTGACAGGCCCGCCTAGCGGGTTCCTTGTTGACCCCTCGAAAGGAATCACATCATGGCTGGCTTGAACAGTGGCGAGGTTCGCGTTGCCGGTACGGGAGCGTTCTACCGTGCCCCGAGCGGCACCGTCTGTCCGACCGACTCGACGACGGCATGGGGCGCAGCGTTCGTGCACCTCGGATTCGCCGATGACGGTTTCACGTTGAAATCCGACATGAAGACCAAGGGTGTCAGCGCGTGGCAGACGCTCGAGGAGATCCGCCTCATCGTCCTGAGCCTGGTCCGCACGTTCTCGTTCGAGCTCACGCAGTCGAACAAGAGCACGCTCGGGCTGGCATGGGGTGGCGCGACGATCACGCCCAACGCGGTCACTCTCGGCAGCGCGACGATCGCGATCACGACCGGCGTTGTGACCGTCTCTGCGGCCCACACGCTCGCTGTCGGCGACCCGGTGGTACTCGGCGCCATGACGGCCGCTGCGCCCCTTGTGGCGGGCACCACGTACTACGTGCAGTCGATCCCGACCGCGACGACCCTGACCCTCGCAGCCACTCTCGGCGGCGCTCTCATCGCGACCACCACGGCCGGATCGTCCCTCTCGATCACGAAGAACACAGGCGCCTACACGCTGGCGATCCCGGACGCCTCGATGATCGGTGACTTCGTGCTTGGCATCGACTGGTCGGACGGTGTGACCAACCAGCGCTTCGTCATCAAGTCGGCGCGGCAGACCAGCCTCCCGACGATCAAGTACGTGCGCACGGACGCGATCCGGTACGCGCTCGAGATCCAGGCCATGAAGCCTGCGGACGGGTCCAACTCGGTCCTGGTCTACGGCGTCGACACGGCTGCGGTGACCGCGTGAGCATCCTCAAGGCAGCACCTGATGGGGCGAACGTCCTCGACCTGGGTGAGGCTCGGCGCACCCGTGCTGAGATCCGCGCGGCGAAGGGCGAGGGCGCACCGTTCCTCAAGCTCGCGGCGGGATACGTCGAGGTGAAGCCGGAGATCCCGCTCATCTCGGCGTTCCTGTTCCAGGCCGAGAAGATCGAGGAGGGTTTGCGGGCGATGCTCGCGGACCCGACCGACGCGCAGGCATTGCTCGACGACGGGCTGAGTGCTGACGACCTCGGCGAGCTCGCGAAGTTCGTGGCGGGCAAGTCCCTGGGGGAATCGTTGGCCTCGCCCAAGTCCTAACCGACGACTGGGATGAACTAGAGGCCGACTTCACCCGGTACTACCGGGCGGATCTGCGGCAACTCTGCTGGGGCGAAACCCAGTGGGGTTGCCGCAGGTTGATCGCCCATGTGCGCAACCTGCCTGCCGATTCCGCGATCGAGCGCAAGCGGCAGATGTCCCCGCTCGGCTGGTCGAACGATACGGAACTCGCGGCGGCTCAGGTCGATGCGATCAACGTCCTGACTCGGATGCTGTCCGACTCGAGCGACCCGCCCCCGCGCGTGCCTCGCCCGTATGACGTGCCGGCCGAGCCGGTAGCCCCCAAGACAATCAGCCTCGCCGCGTTCGGTGACCTGCTTTCAGAGGAGTAGACAGTGGCCCTCTCAGCCGGTCAGGTTTCGCTTCCAGTCAAGCCCGATGCGTCGGGTTTCGGCGCAGACCTGCACAAGTCGATCATGGGTCAGTCGTCGGGCATCGGGGCGATCGGCAAGACGGTCGGCGTCGGCATCATGGCCGGCGCCGCTGCTGCGATGGCTGCCGCTGGTGCTGTCCTGACAGTCGGCATCGGCGAGGCGATGGACGCCTCGGCTGGGACCGCGCAGTTGGAAGCCGGAATCAAGAGCACGGGTGGCGCTGCGGGCGTCTCAGCGGACCAGCTCAATGCACTCGCTGGCTCGATTCAGGGCATGAGCGGTCAGACGGATGACTCGATCGTCAAGGCCGAACAACTGCTCCTCACTTTCACCAACATCAAGAACACCGACACAGATAAAATCTTCGACCGCGCCACGCTGGCCTCAGCGAACATGGCCGCGAAGATGGGCGGGGATGCTGCCGGGTCAGCGATTCAACTCGGCAAGGCACTGAATGATC